TAAACAGCAAGAAATGATGTTTAAAGAGCAGTTGGCTGCACATAGTGCTCAAGTTAAAACAGCTATGGCTGGGCAAGCAGCAGACCAAGAAGCCCGTAGTAAAGCTATGTTGGCCTCTCTACAAGAAGCAATTGAAATACATAGTGCTCGTATGCGAACAGCACAAGATGCTATGACTGCTAACCAGCAAGTCATGCAAAATGAGGTAGCTCATCGTCAAAAGCTAGGACACGCTCAACAGCAACACGCTCAAAAGCTTACCCATGCAGAACGTATGGCTGCCGTACAACGGCAACAGGCTGCCAAATCAAAGCCTCCTTCCAAAGGGAAATAAATAAGTGAATCTCAGTGATTTTAAAGACTGGCAATCATATCCAATGACCAAAGCATTTTTTATGTCGGTAGTTAACCGAATAGAAAATCTTAAAGAAGAGCTAGCTACCCAAGCAGGAGAATCTCTCCGAAATGATGGGATTAAAGTAGGCTCAATTCAAGCTTTGCGTGATGTACTAGATACTGATTGGTTTGAGGAAACAAGTGTATGATAACAATTCTTCTTCATAGAATCCTTGTTAAGCAGCAAAAGCTTAGTGAGGCACATAAAGAATATAAACGTGCTGAGGCACTCGGTATTGTCATCCCGGATAGCGTGGACACCAAGCGTGTACAAGCGGGAGTAGACAAAGGTGTTGTGGTGGCTATTGGCCCTACTGCCTACCGGGACTTTAACACTGATGTTCCTATTAAAGTGGGTGACGTAGTTGCGTTTGCTAAATTTAGCGGCAAAACTATTATTGATCCTGAGACTGATGAAGAGTATGTCGCTTTGAACGACGAAGATATTGTTGCTACCCTAACTGGAGAATTAAATGGCTGATGAAACCCCTATTGAGAATGTGGAACCAACTGAACTAACCCCTGTCGAGCTTCAAGCTAAAGACTCGGGTTGGGTTCCCAAAGATGAATATAATGGTGAAGAACACAAATGGGTTGATGCAGGAGAGTTTCTGCGTCGTGGGGAACTCTTCAAGAAGATTGAAGATCAATCCAAACAACTTAAAGATGTTCGTTCTGCACTGAATGAAATGAAGAAGCTTCATAGCCAAGTGCGTGAAGTGGAATATAAACGAGCCCTTGATGCTTTGCGTCAACAAAAGAAAGACGCTCTTATTGATGGTGATGCTGAGGCAGTGATTGCTGCTGATGAACGCATTGACCTTGTTAAAGAGCAAGTCAAACAACTACAGTCGGCTCCCGCAGACGTGCAGGAAAACTCCGGTGCTGAACACCCCGAGTTTGTTGCTTGGACTGAACAAAATAGTTGGTATAAGTCTTCTACTCCTATGAAAGCATTTGCGGATGCTCTTGGACAAGACTTGGCTCGATCAGGAAATAGTCCCTCTGAAGTATTGCGTAAAGTTGCAATTGAGGTGCGTAAAGAATTTCCCAACCGGTTCAAAAATCCTAATCAGGAACGACCCGGTGCTGTAGAATCTGGTAAAGGAAGTGGTAGTTCCAACTCTACTAAATTTACTCTTAGTGACGATGAGCGTCGCGTTATGAACACCTTTATCCGTACTGGAGCATTTAAGACGGAACAGGAATACATTACTGAATTGCGTAAAGTTCGTGGGTAAAGGACATATTAAAGAACCAAAAGTTCTTAATTGTGTCACATGTAAAGTAGAGTTTCTAGGTAAACACTACATGTCTAAATATTGCTGTAAAGAATGTAAAGTAAAAGACCCAGAGTTTATTGCTCGACTTCCTACTTTAAATAAAAGTAGCACTTTACTTAGACTATACGGAATTACAATAGATGATTATGCTTCCTTGGTGGAAAGCCAAGAAAGTAAATGTGCCATATGTAATGAAACTCCAAAAACACTTTATGTAGACCATAACCATGAGACTGGAAAAGTTCGTGGTTTGTTATGTATGAAATGTAACGCAGGTCTTGGCCTGTTTAAAGATAAACAATCGAATTTGCAAAATGCAGTCGCTTACTTGCAAAAAAATGAACTTAAGAAAGTCCGAGGTTAATTATGACCAATCTAAAAGAAGCAATTTCTAAGGCTCCAGTGAGCCGCGTTACACGAGTGCCTGTGAGCCAGCGTAACATTCTTACGGTGAAGGGTAAAGACCCAGCATATGAATACCGAGTCGTGAACGATACAGATGATCGTATTGCGCAGTTTATCGAAGGCGGGTATGAACTCGTTGACGATAGCTCTACTGATGTAGGCGACAAGCGAGTATCGCAAGGTACTGCTGTTAGCTCTAAAAAGATTTTCTCTGTCGGTCAAGGGACTAAGGGTTATCTCATGCGTATCAAAAAAGAATGGCATGAAGAAGATCAAGCAAAGAAACAAGCTTTTGTGAACTCACAAGAAGCCTCCATCAAAGAAAAAGCTCTTGATGGTAATTATGGTAAACTCGACATTTCACGCGACTAACCACTTTTATTGCCATTAGGATTTATCAAATTTGACAATTTGGAGATTACTAATGTCAACTGTAAATCGTCTTAACGGCTTTCGACCCGTTAAAACAATCACCGGTGCCCCTTATAATGGGCAAGGTGAGGTAGCCTTTGTTCCCGCATCTGATTCTTCCGTTATTATGGTGGGTGATGCTGTTAAGTTGCTGGGCGATGCCCGTGCAGCTACCGGTGTTCCCACTGTAACTCGTGTTTCTGCTGCTGCGGATATTCCGTTCGGTATTGTTGTCGGCATCCTATTTTCAGGTGTTGGTGATACACAGAATGTTCCCCCGGTCACTGACCTTAACACACCTGTTTATCGTCGTGCCTCCACAGACCGTTATTTGCTTGTAGCAACTGACCCTGCTATTGTGTATGAAGCTCAGTATCTGACTCAATCGGTTGCTGCTGCTACTATCACTGCTAACGTTGGTTTGAATGGTAGTTGGGATGTGACTGCTGGCAACACCGCTTCTGGTGCTTCTGGTATGTCCATTGCAGCTCTTTCTGCAACTACGGCCACATTGCCTCTTAAAGTGGTTGGCTTCCCCAATCGCCCTGATAATATTCCTGGTGATCAATACTTTAGTTATTATGTCCGCTTGAATAGTTCGACTAATGGCACTGGTACTGGTCAGACTGGCGTATAATTTTTAAAGGAATAAACAATGTCCGTAATTAATAGTGGCTCATTTGCCAAGGCCCTATGGCCCGGTGTCAACGCATGGTATGGCCGTGCCTATGACGCATATCCCGAAGAGTATACAAAGCTCTTTGATAAACAAACCTCTAGTAAGGCGTTTGAAGAAGACGTAGGTATTTCCTCGTTTGGTCTGGCAGTGCAAAAGTCTGAGGGTGCTCCTATCTCTTATGATAGCGAACGTCAAGGCTTTATCACTCGCTACCAACACGCTGTGTATGCCCTCGGCTTCATCATCACTCGTGAGATGATGGAAGATGACCAGTATGATGTCATTGGTAAACGTAAAGCTGAAGGCCTCGCCTTCTCTATGCGTCAAACCAAGGAAGTCATTGGTGCTAACGTGTACAACCGTGCTTTCAACTCTGGTTTTGTTGGTGGTGATGGTGTCTCTCTGATTAGTGCTGTTCACCCCAATATCAAGGGTGGTACATGGTCTAACCAAATTGGTACTGCTGCTGATATTTCTGAAGCTGCTCTTGAGCAAGCATGTATCGACATTGCTGGTTTCACCAACGATGCTGGTTTGCTGATTGCTGTGCGTCCTGAGACTCTGGTGATTCCTCGCCAACTCATCTTTGAAGCAAAGCGTATTCTTGGTACTGATGGTCGTGTTGGTACAGATAACAACGATTTGAATGCAATCAAGTCTCTTGGTAGCATCCCTTCGATTGTTACCAACCACTTCCTGACTGATACTGATGCATGGTTTATTAAAACCAACGTTCAGAATGGCCTGAAGTATATGGAACGTCGTGCTGATGCTTTCGATATGGATAATGACTGGGATACTGAGAACGCTAAGTTCAAAGCTACTGCTCGTTACTCGTTTGGCTGGACTGATCCTCGTGCCCTGTACGGTTCTGTTGGTGCCTAATTAACTTAGGGGGAGCTAGTCTCCCTCTTATATAAAGGACAATTATGGCTGTTAATTTTGTACAAGGTCAGGTAGCTCAAGGCGATCCTAATCCGGGTGGTCCCTCCGCAATAAGTAATATTAAAGACAAAGTATGTAAGATTGTAAAACTTACCTCTGCTAACTTTACTACTGCTAACATGGATACTCTTTTGGCTGTTCTTCCTGCTGACTCCACCATCATTGGTGTAGACGTGTGGGTTAAGACTCAGCTTGCTGGTGGTGGTATTACTGCTGCTACATTGAGCTTGGGTAGTGCCTCTGGTGGTACTCAGTTTGTAAATGCTAGTGCGTTGGCTTTTGGTGTGGCTTCGACCTATACCACGGTTCCTGCTATTTCTGGCATCTTCCAAAACTATAACGTTCCGTATGGTAGCGATATTCAAATCTTCGGTCGAGGAACTGCCACAACTGGCAACCCCACTTCCGGTGAGTTGTATCTTGTTATCTCATACGTGCGATAAGTTTATTGGGCTGTCAGTTATGATGGCCCTTTTTTTTGATTAAGGAATTCCATGTCTGGAACTGCACAATCTAGTGGCCTCAAAGCTGCTGGTACATTTCAAATCTTTACTGGCCGTGGGATTGTTTCGGCAGTGCACGCAATTAGTGACGGTACTAACGTGGCTACTGTAACTGTTTATGATAATGCTTCTGGTGATACTTCTGGTAATATTATTGCTAAAGTAAATGGTTCGGTTACTACTGGCTCTAATGGAGCCTATTTCACAACCCCTGTTAGATGCGATATTGGTTGTACCATTGTTGTGGCTGGTTCAGGTACGCCGCAAGGCATTGTTCATTATGGAGCTTAACTATGGCTGGTTCATACCACACTGCTAATGCAACTGTTGCTGCTCATAGCGCAACTGTAGTCACACCGAGTGACTCAACTCTAATTCCAACTACTCGCGCCCTTTACGTAGGTGTAGGTGGTAACATCGCTGTGCAAATGTCTGATGACGAAAATATTATTACTTTTACGAATGTACCTGTTGGTATTCTTCCTATTCAGGTAATTAAAGTCATGTCTACTAACACCACAGCAACTGGCATCATTGCCTTGAATTAAATGACTGCTCCTACTAAATTTAATTCTTTTACTACGGACCTTACTAATGGAGTACATAACTTTAGTACCCATACATTTAAGGTCATGTTGACAAATACTGCTCCTGTAGCTACTAATACTGTTTTTGCCAATATTACAGATATTACAGCAGGAAATGGATATACCGCTGCTGGACTTACTACTACAGTAAGTAAATCAAATACTAGCGGAGTGGAGAAATTAATTTTTACTTCTCCTACATGGACTGCTACTGGTGCTTTTGCTACATTTAGATATGTGGTAGTTTATAATGATACTCAAACCTCACCTGCTAAACCCCTAGTGTTTTGGGTAGACTATGGTAGTCCTGTTAGTATGGTAGCAACAAATACGTTTACACCCACTTTTGATGGCTCTAATGGTGCCATTACTGTTGGTTAATTTTAAGGAAGATAATGCGTACTGGATTTCTGTTTAAACCTAAAGGTAGTTATCTTCCTAATATGGGGCCTAAAGGAAAATTTATTAGCACTCCAAGTATTACAAACCTTTGGAGTGACCCAACAACATGGGGCGGCGCAGTTCCCATTGCCACTGACGTGGTAACGATTGCAGCAGGCCACACAGTCTATCTGGATACGACAAGCGCAGTCTGCGCATCTCTGGATATTCAGGGCACTTTGATCGTTCCTGTCACATCAAGCACAGGGCTTGCCACTGGTTACATCAACGTGCGCTCTGGCGGGGTGATGCAGACCATATCGGGTGATGCTCTCACCTACGAAAAGAACTATACGCAGACATTCCCTCCTTCATATACGTTTACGCTTGGCGGCATCAAGCCACGTATGGGCATCAACATTGGCGCGCTTGGCGACTATGAAACCGTGCGGATATTTGCCGACTCTATGAAGTCGGCACGTGCCTGGTGCGACACAGCAAACACAGTGCAGCTAACAGGCTCTCAGCTTGACGCTAACGGGTGGCCTAATCAGGACTGCTCAATCTACATGTGGGCTGGTATCAGCAACATGCAGGGCTACTACGCCTTGAGCTTCACCGGGCAGGCCACGATAACCCCAGTGGGGTCATCGTCTGTTGTTGTTGGGCAGTCATACAACTCGACGACGAACACGACTACAGCGACCATCACGTATGCCAATACGGGTGGTACAGGTCTGTTCATCGTCTTCACGAACACCAAGAAAACCAGTGGCTCTGCGACCAACACCGGATTCGCAAACTATAAACTGATGCGGCCCACTACATTGGGTGGCACATCGTCATTCCCGGCCACGCAACTATTTAGCGACCAGTTCATTTCCGCGCTTGGTTACTTCACAACCCTGCGCACGATGGATTACCTTGCCATCAATGGCAATATGTGTGCCAACTGGGCAGACCGGACAACCCCATCGCACGCATCGCAAGTCGTGGGTAATCCTGCTGCCACATGGACGCCGGGTTATGAAGGCCGTGGCGGCGCTCTTGAATATGCCGTGATGCTGGCAAACCAGACCAATAAAGACCTGTGGATAAATGTCCCGGTCAATGCGACTGATGACTACATCACGAAGATGGCGCAGCTTGCCAAGTATGGCTCTGATGGCGTGAATCCATACACCAGCGTACAGGCCAGCCCGGTCTACCCTCCGTTGAACTCAGGATTGCATCTCTACGTTGAGTACGCCAATGAGCTTTGGAACTACAGCGGAGCATTCACACAGACACCTCAGAACGCCGCACTGGCTGCTTCTGAAGTCGCATTGGGAGGGTCGCCCATCAACTTCGACGGAGAAACGAATACAGGCGTCTGGGCATGGCGTCGGATTGCCAAGCGCTCCGTGGACATAAGCAACCTATTCCGTGGAGTGTGGGGCGATGCGGCCATGAACACCACCATTCGCGTTGTCCTTATGTCGCAGCTCTACTACGCGCTTGGCCCATCGTTGCAGCAGGCTATCCTGATGTTCAACTACTATGCAAACCCCGCCAGAGTTGCAACGCCGCGCCTGCCAAGCTATTATTTCTACGGTGCAGGCGGATCGGCGTACTACGGACCTTCCGACAAGACCACCGTAGACCAGATTTTCGCAACAATGAACTCAGGTTGGCCTGCATACCTTCAGGCCGATCTAGACCTGTCACTTGCATTGGGGTTAAAGCGCATCGCGTACGAGGGTGGACCGAGCCTAGACAAGACCGGAGTCACTGCAAGCGATGCAGCCCAGCTTGCATCGTGGTCTGACTCTCGGATGGCAACTGCAATCACCACAGAGCAGACCGTGTGGGACCAGAATGGCGGCGACCTGCTGATGTACTTCACGCTTTCAGCAAATACAGACTACTACCAGTGGGCAATGATGACGGACGTTATCACGCCATCGTCTCCAAAGATGACTGGTATTGCAGTGGTGTCGGCATCTACAAGGGCCACATCGACATATGGTACAGCCATCCCCGCAACTATCGCAGGAAGTGCGCAGACCATCCCGCCAAACTGGATTGCAGGCGGCGGTACAAACATGGTTCAGTCGTCGTGGAATGGATACCCGGTGCTTGTTGCAAGCGCACGTACTTTCACCATCGCACTGACCAGCGCAGCATCATCAAGCGGTATTGCCGATATTGTTGTTGATGGCGTATCTATCGGAACTGTCTCCATGCCGTCCTCTGGGACAACATCTGCATTTACGACCCCGACACTTTCACCCGGAACGCATGGCGTAACTATTCGCTGCGTATCTGGCACATTTAGCCTATCTACCGTAGTAATCGCATGACCATCACAGTTGTAAACACATACCCAGTTGGGACTCCCGGTGGAGTCAACGGGACAACCATTACCAAGACGCTTTCAGGCAGCACTACTGGCAATACGCTGCTGGTTGGTGTTGGCTTGGCTGCTGGCACATTCACATCGCTGCAAACCAATCTTGGGGCAAGCGGTGTACTTGACTACACCTCACCATCTGGCGACTACTTCGTATATCGATTTAGCAGCATCCCATCAGGGCTCACTGGTGTAACACTGGTTGGGTCATCGGCATCCAATCAAGAATTATTTGTGCAGGAAATATCAGGACTTGCGATTGCTGCCCCTGATTACACCGCAGAACTTGCAAATACTGCTGGTTTCGCCACCACAATGACCTATACCGCAGTCATCCCTGCGGCTGGTGATTTTGTGTTTGGCGCACTGAAGTCTGGTGCTAACTCTCCGACCGGCTCAACAACCCCGATACTGACCTATTCGACATCGCATCTACCCTCTGGTTACTTCCCATATTACGGGACGTTTGCGGCAGCAGGGTCACAAACTTTAAGCTTTCCAATATCTGGTGGGGGAAATTCTCCTGTTGAAATTGTCACTTATGCAGCAGCAGTAGCATCTACTCCTAGTAATGTTTTATTTGGGTCTAGCTTTAATACTGGACGTGGTTCTAGTTTCTCTTCTCTTCTTTCTTTTTAAAGGACACTAATATGTCAGGTATTTACACCGTTCAGTTTAATAATGTTGCAGTAACGGCGCAACAAGACCTTTTTGATATTGTTGCTCATTCTAGTAAACAATGTGTTCTTTTGGGGTTTGGTATTTCTCAATCTTCTGATACTGGTGATGCACAAGAAGAACTTTTGCAAATCTTGGTTCAATCTGGAGCAACATCAACTGGCTCAGGTGGCTCTGCCCCAACTCCTAGCGCAAACGATGGAGCAGCAAGTGCGGCTGGATTTACAGCTCGAGTTAATGACACAACTAAAGCCTCTGCTGGTACTATCCTTACCCATTATGCTTATAGTTGGAATGAGCGTGTTGGTATGGATGTAATTCTTCCAGAACAAATGCAAATTATCTTTGGTGCTGGTCGTCGTCTCTGTGTTGTACTTAATAGCACTCCTGCTGACTCTATCACCATGTCTGGCTACGCAGTTATCCAAGAGATCGGTTAATCATGCGGGCAAGTCTCTTTAGACGTAGGCCCGTACAATTAGCTAGGGTTTACCAACGGTTTCTTCCTACTGCTGCTCCTATAGGGACGTATACACTTGTTGTAGATAGTATGTCTATTCCTATAGGACTAGGTAATATTGTTCTCACTTTAACTGGTGTGTATAGTCTTATAGTAGACAAACTTAACATTCCAGTTATACTAAACCAAGTAAATCTAATCTGGGTTGGGGCACCTATTGTTCTAGCTAAAAGTAGTAAGATTGCTCTTTCTATGCGTATAGGACTTTAAATGCAAAATTGGCTTAAACTTGGCGATTGGAATGCGATTTGTGATAGTTGTGGTAGGAAGTTTAAAGCCTCTACCATGCGTAAACGTTGGGATGGGTTCTTTGTTTGTACTGAAGACTTTGAAATCAAACACCCACAACTTTCTCTTAAAGTGCATGGGGATAAACAAACTGTCCCTATTCCACGTCCTGAGCCTATTGCAGATACTTTTATTAGTCCATTTTGTGACATATGGAATAGTAGTCCTATGGCAGATTTTGGTGTAGCTGACTGTGCTTTTGTTGGTGGTAATACTAGCATACCTGTTTTAATTAATGTGTTCAATCCTCTTGCAGTTGCTGGTGTAGCAATAGCTGGCAGAGCAATTACTGGAGTAATAAATATATGACAACCACTACGTTTGTAAACAACGTAACCCCTATTCAAGCTGACTGGCTTAATGATGTTAATGCCTCAACTTACCAAGGATTGTTTGGTCCTACAATTAGTTATGTAGATACTGGCACTGTGGGTAGTTTTACTTCCACCACTGCTGGTTACAATCAACTTATTGTACAAAACAAGTCTAATGCAACCAATGCTTCTGCTAATTTTAATGTTAGTAATGATGTAGCATCAGCCACAACTAACTTTGTGGAAATGGGTATCAATAGTTCCACGTTTACTGGAACAGGTAGTTTTAGTCAAGCAGGAAATGCTTATGTAGCTGCTGCTAGTACGGACTTGGTGCTTGGGACGTATGGACCTAAGTCTGTGAGATTTGTAGTAAATAGTGGTGCCACAGATGCGATGGTTATTGATTCTTCTGGGGCTGTTGGTATTGGTGGAACTCCTACTGCCCCCTTTTCAATTACCAGACTTAGTGGGGCTTATGCACAATTGACAAGTAGTTTTGGTTCTGTGTACTTGAATATGTCTGTTACGGATTATCATGCATATACAACTACAAATGTCCCGCATAGGCTTGGGGTACAAGGTATTCAACGAATTCTTATGGATACGTTGGGTAATACTCTACATACAGAGGCTGCTGGTGGTCTAGGCTACGGAACAGGTGCGGGTGGAACTGTTACTCAGATTACTTCTAAATCCACTGCGGTTACATTGAATAAGCCCACAGGCCAAATTACAATGAACAACGCAGCTTTGGCTGCTGCTACTGCAATTCAGTTTCAGTTAAATAACTCTCTCTTAGCTGTAGCAGACCAACTAGTAGTTACTTTTACGGAAAACGGGGTGAGTTACTCGCCTTACCTTGCCACAGCAGTTGTTAATGCTGGGTCAGCACAGATAATACTTAGAAATTTATCTGCCGGAAGTTTGTCTGATGCTGTAAAAATCAATTTTGCAATCATCAAAGGAAGTATTTCCTAATGTCTAAATTACTTTATCCAATAGGAAACACGTATGACTTCTAAAACTTTCACAAGCGGAACCGTCATTGACTCTCCTTGGCTTAATGATGTTAATGCCTCAACATATGTGACTGTCCCCCCTTTAGCAGGCTTAGTAGCTGGTGCTGCTCAAAAAGCTAACAATTTATCCGACTTAACAAATATAACAACTGCTAGAACTAACATTGGTGCCGCACCCATCGCATCGCCCACATTCACCGGAACAGTTACAGCTCCAGCATTCGCCGGTCCATTAACGGGAAATGTAACTGGCAACGTGTCTGGAAGTGCATCAAGCGCAAGCACTTCAACAACTCAAGCGAGAACAGACAACAGTACAAACATTGCAACCACTGCGATGGTGCAATCCGCATCACCTGGTGGAGGTCAGACACCAACCAGTTTTGTTGGCAGTCGAGTAGTTGGAACCATTTACACCAACTCCACCGGAAAGCCTTTCATGCTCAATGTCGCAACGAACACAGCAACAAATGCGCAACTTTTGATTGCTGGAGTGGTCGTTGCTTATTACAGCTCCGGCGGTATTTGGAATGGAGGGGGGATGGTTCCTGTCGGAGCTACCTACCAACTCACCAGTGGTGCATCAACGATTACTACATGGACGGAGACCGTCTAAGGAAACTAGATGCCACACTTCAAAGACTCATTGAATCAAATTTATTGGCTGGATGATGGGGTAGACGCCACCATATGGCTTCCGCAGTGCGAGCTAATATCTGATGCAGATGCGGATGCATTACGACCAACTCCAATCCCCGCCCCAATACCCCCACTTACTCCCCGACAAATCCGCATGGCCCTGACTCGAATTGGCCTTCGCACAACCGTGGAGGCAGCAGTAGCCGCTGGTGACCAAGATTTGAAAGATTGGTGGGAATGGTCACAAACCTTTGAGCGCCTGCACCCTGCTGTTGTCAGCATGGGTGATGCACTTAGTCAATCCGCTGAGCAATTGGACGCACTGTGGGCTCTGGGGGCAATATTGTGATTGATTTGTTAATTCTTATGCTCAAGCCAATGCTTTGGTTTGTGTACAATCCTAAGCGATATTTTTATTTGTTTCCTTTTGCTTTGCTTGGTTTAATTGCCGATGTTATTATGAATAACACCACAGTGCCTTTGGTGCTTGGCGGTGGGTGGTTTCAAGAGTGGACATTCTCTACACGCTTAGAGCGTCTATGTATAAAAGACGATGATGAAATCATCACTAAAGACCTCTGCATTCAAATTGGCCTTGCTATCAACCGAGTGGACCCAGCTCACTCCCATATACAGGCGGTCTTAAATGCATGATAACAACTCAATAGGAGAACCTGTTCTGAAACTCGTTTCTGTATGGGCGGCTGTCGGAATAACTTCTTGGGCAGATGCAGCGTCGGCTTTAGCCGCAATATATACTTGTCTCCTTATTGGAGAGTGGGTATACAAGAAGTTTTATAAAAAGAAAGTTTAACATGGCAGACATAACTGGTATCGGAGCAGTGGCAGATTTTGCTACTAATGTGGTGAATAAGATTTGGCCTGACAAATCTGAGCAAGAGAAGCAACAAATTGCTGCTGCTGTTATGGTTGTTCAAGGGCAAATAGATACGAACAAAGAGGAAGCCAAATCCCCTTCGGTATTTGTGTCGGGCTGGCGTCCATTCATAGGATGGGTGTGTGGAATGGCATGTGCTTGGAACTGGATTGGGCTGAAGATTGCGCTATTCATTGCCACATACTTGGGTCATGTCTTAAGCATTCAGCCAGCAGACATAAGTGAGATGACGCCTATTTTGCTTGGTATGCTGGGACTTGGTTCGTTGCGCACTGCTGAAAAGATTAATGGTGTTGCTGCTGTAACACATAAGTAAGGAATTACATGAGTACGTCTGGAACTACAACTTGGTCACTTAAACGTGATGCTATTATTAATGCTGCTTTGCGTAAGCTGGCAGTTCTACCGAGTGGTGGTACAGCATCAGCTACTCAAATTACTGATGCCGCTGAAGCCCTTAATGTAATGCTTAAAGGCTTCATGGTGGATGGAATGCCTCTTTGGGCAATTAAAGAGTATACATTCTCCACTGTGGCAAATCAATCTAGTTACAATATTGGCAATGGGCAAACATTAGCAACTCCAATGCCAATGAAAGTTGTACAAGGGTATAGGATTGAAAACACAGGTGCAAGCAATATTCCTTTGAATATTTATACTCATTATGACTTTAACCTTCTTCCTATCAATGCTACATCTGGTGAGCCTGTTAATCTGTTCTATCAGCCTTTTGCTACCTTTGGTACTATTCGTTTGTGGCCTGTTCCTGCTGATAGTAATACTACAGTCACTATTGTTTACCAAAGACCCTTTGAGGATATGGTAGCTTCTACAGATGATGTAGACTTTCCTCCTTACTGGACCGAAGCAATCATTTATGGCTTGGCTTGGCGTCTTAGCTATGAGTATGGAATACCTGTCATGGATAGGCAAGAGTACCAAAAAAATGCTGAGTATTTCCATGGTGCGGCACTTTCTTATGGAGAAGAAGAAGGTAGTTTGTTTATTATGCCAGATGAGTCCTATAGGAGATAAATAAGGTGCCATATAGTAAATCTCCTAGTGTTTCTACCTATGAGACAAAAAGACAGAACTTTGTAATTGCTCCTCAGCATAGAACTGGCTCTGATCTTACAAAAGACTCAAGACTTGTAAATATGATAGTAGAGGTCTTGGATACTCCAGATAAACAAAATCAACGTATCTATGCTAAGTCTCGGCCAGGGTTGTCCACAGTATGGGGAATATCAAACGGAGAGGGGCGTGGATGTTACTACTGGGTATACAATAATGTTGGGTATACTATCTCTGTTGCTGGTGCTAACTTATACTATAATGACCAACTTCTACTGACATTAGCAACAACAACTGGTACGGTTGGTTTTACTGAGCATGTCTCCTCTTTAGGGATTGTTACATTGTTTATGTGTGATGGAACAAATGGGTATATTTTTACTAGCCCCACTGTTGCTCCCACACTAATTTCTTCTGCTCTTGAAACTGCATGGACTGCATCTACGTCTATATCTACAGGAGCAAAGTGTAGACCTACTGTGGATAATGGTAAAGTTTACACCGCAATTCAAGCTACTGTAGCCAACACTGGAGCAAGTCAACCTACTTGGCCTACTACTATTGGAGCTACTGTTGTGGATGGTGGGGTTACTTGGTCATGCGGAGAATTAGCCTTTCCTTCTCCACATATCCCGGCTCCTTTATTTTTGGATGGTTATATCTTCTTAGCTAAGGCTAATTCTGAAGATATTTATAATAGCGATTTGGATAATGGGGGTTTATGGACAGCAGGTAATTTTATCTCTGCTGAAATGTACCCAGATAAAATTGTCACCCTGTCTAAGAATAATAACTATATCTATGCTGTTGGAACTAGTTCAGTAGAGTATTTTTATGATGCTGGAGGAACTACTACTCCCCTAGCTAGGCATGATAGTGCTGTTCAGCAATTTGGAACTCCTGCTGCCGATAGTGTTGTCCAAACAGAAAAAGAAGTTGTATTGGTTGGTGCCACTTCTAATGGTGGGCATACTGTATGGACTATTGATGGATTTAAAGAGAATGAAATTGGCACTCCTTCTATTCGAGGAATTCTTAGAGCAGAGGGTGCAACCCTTACATTTGCCACAGCTTTCTCCCTACGTTCAGGTGGACAAAAGTTATATGTACTTTGTTTGTCCAACATAATCTTAGTTTATAGTTTTGACACACAAATGTGGTATGAGTGGACCAGCAGTTATATTAAACGAAGTTGCGATGGTCCAAATGGAACTCCATACATCCAGTCAAATACTGGTTTAATATCTGCAATGAGTGAGGACTTTCATTCAGATAATGGAGGGGCATACACCTGTCAGATTATTACTCCTAAGTATGATTTTGATGTTTACAACTTAAAGACTTGCTCTAGATTTAGTTTGCTAGGAGACACCCCTAGTACCACAAGTACAGTGTTGGTTTCATGGACTGATAATGACTACTCAACGTGGGTTGCAGATCGAACCATTACGTTTAATTTAGACTTTTTTGCAATAACCCAACTTGGTAGTTTTAGACGTAGAGCATTTAGAATTTCGTTTACAGACCCTTCTTATGGAATAAGATTGGAAGGATTCGAGATTGATATTAATAAAGGAACTCAATAATGGCTAGTGGACTTCCCCCACCTCCGACTAGGGCGGCTAACGGAGACTTTGCATGGACAGACTGGTACAACAAACTATATACTATTTTGTCTACCTCTGGCTCTGTCTCATGGGCATTAGTGAATAAAGCTGGTAGTTCTATTGCTGATATTGTAAATCGTAATCATGGATTGCTCACCTCAATTCTAGGTAATGGGGCTTATCATCTTTCTTTGACTGAAGCTGCTCGTGTTACAGCTACTTATCAAGTAAATAGTAAAGCTGGTGTTCCTACCACTACTGATATTCCGGCTAGTTCATGGGCTATCTATAAAGATACCTCTGGTGGGACTCTTAAACTATATGCCAACGATGGGGGCACGATTAAATCCGTGGCGCTTGTATGAGTGAAAATCAAGGAGAAGGTGCAGGTAATACCAGCTATGGTGGTGACACTACTGATACTACTAATAATACTGGGACAAGGACTTGGGGTGATACATTAGGTACAGTTACTACTAACACTAACGGGGATATTAGCTGGAACTACAATAATGGCGGGTCTGGTAATAGTAATGACCCAAGTACGTGGTCTGGAAATCAAGGAGATATGTCTCCCTCTGGTAATACCCTTGGTTCGGTTGATTATCAAAAGCAATTGGCGGCTATGTTTGATAAGAACAATCCAGAGTTTGGTGAAAATCTTAAGGCGATGCAGACTGCTAATCAACAAGCTACGCAGTGGGCTGGTGGGTTAGGTAGTATGTATGGAAACTCTCCTTCTGATAATTCAGATCAACAAAATGAAGATGCTGGTCATGCCCTTAATATGGCAAATATCTATGGAGTGTCAGACCCTAGTTTAGCTCATAGGTTAGGGATATATCAAGGGTTTTCTTTTGATAAAGAAACTCCTGCTATGAGAGATGACAGAATGGGGTTGGTTAATAATGTCATTGGTGGAATTGGGCAAGCATCATTAAATGCAGCTATGCCAGGTGCTCTACGTGTAGGATTGGCAGGTCTTAGTGCCTATAATGGCTATCAAAAAGACCATAATCTACAAGCTGCGGCAGGTAATGTTTTAGGTGCTATGCCTGGATATTTTGGCGCAGCAGGACAAGCATTACAAGGAAACTATGGACAGGCATTTACTGGAGCAGCTATGCGTAATGGATTGAATGGTATGGAGGCTAGCTTAGGTGGATTAGGAATTGATGCTGCAATGGGTAAAAATGTTGCTACTCCGGGGTATGGTCTTGCTGGAATGTATGTAGGAAACCAACTTGGTGGTCCTGTTGGAGGTGTGTTTGGTAGTCAATTGGGAAGAACTATTTCTCATTTAAGGGGTAATAAATAATGGCAGATATTACAGAACAACAGATGCTAGACTACTTTAAGTCTAAGGGCTATACACAATCTAACTATGGGGTCTTAGGGGCTCTTGGTGGTGCTTATGGTGCTCTTACTAGCGGCGATACTATTAATGAAGCATATGGGCAATCGGCAGACGCTGCTCAACAACAAGCACAAGCTCTTCAACAGCAGATGCAACAGATGCCTACGTTGGCCTCTATGTATGGACAGGATAGTAGCTACTCTAGACAACTACAGGCCACACTTGCCGCTAAAGATGCAGCTTCTGGAAGAAACAGTCAGTATGGAAATAGAGCTGTTCAACTTCAAGCAGCTCTTGCAGACAAGGGTAGTCAGTATGCTGCACAACAGGCACAAATGGCTAACCAGTATAATCAAGCTATTACAGCAGCAAACACTGCTCGTACACAAGCTTCTGTAGGACAACAACAAGTACGTGCTCAACAACTTGGTAGTTTGTTTAATGTTGCTGATAAGACCGGGCTGTTAAGTAAAGCTAACAATAGTTTAGCTGGTTTGTATAGCCAATACTTCCCTGAAAATTCCGGGCCAACTAGTGGGATGACACAAGACAATTTCCAAGCTCGTCAGGGATATGATATTCCTTGGAGTGGATCAAATCCAACTGCTGAAGATTATTCCTATGGTGGGCCAAGTACAGGCCTATCTAATCAGAGTTACCAAACCACCGGTGCTCCTACAGATAGCTCTAATATGTATTACCAACCTCAATGGGATGAATAAATATGATGGATTCAGCTAATCTCCCATCACAAACAGACCTAAACAGTCTGTATGGAGCATGGAACCCAATGTCCTACATGCAAGGTTTCCAGAACCAAAGTATTGCCGATCAGTTTCGTCAACAAGCTTTTCAAGGAAATGACCTAGCTAATCAAAAAAGTCAGCAAGCATTGGACCAAGATACTTTGATGAATCCTGAAAGGCTGCGTCATATTCAAGGAACTAACCAAGGGCAAGAATATAAAAATACTGTAGAGGGGATTGCTGCCACCCGTGCTAAAGCCAGTGAAGGATTTAATCTTTCTGAGGATTTACGGCAACAAGCTATTACAATGTCTGCTGATGACTTTAAACAAGCAGACCAGCATATTGAGCGACTACTTCGTTCTCAAGACCCTAAAGAGCAGGCTATGGGATTGAAGCTACAATCTACTCTTCCAGCTATGCTTGCAGAAAAGCGTAAAGATGACCAAGCAATGGCAATCCAGCGTGAACAAACTAGGGCTCACTTAGGTGGTGCACAGATTACTGCTGATGCTTCTACACATAATATGGATGCTTCTATTGAAGCTGGTAGATATGCACCTAAAGGTGCAGCAGGCCTGTCTTTTACTCAAAACATTCTTAAAGAGAAGGTATCAGAACGGTTAGGTACACTAGCTGCTATTACTGAGACTGGTATTAATCCTATGACTAAAGAGCCGCTTTCTCCTGTAGAAATGGCTTTTTACAAACATATGTTTGAGCAAGATATTAATACTGCTGATGGCCGTAACTTCCTAGCTTCTCAGAAACTAACTACACAAGTTGATCCCACTACAGGGGAAATTAAACTTGTAAATACTAAATTTAAGTCTGTACATCCAGAAGAAGAGAAACAACTCTCTCCTGATGAAATGCGTGCAGCCCTTAAAAACGGAGGATAAATATGTCAGATTGGGTGGACTCACTATCGGATGCAGAAGTTGCTGCTCTGTATAAGTACAAGCAAGGTGGGGTGGATGCCCTCTCTGATAATGAAGTTAAACTTATGTATCCCCATAAGGATAAACTGAATAGTCAAAGTAAAGCTGGGGTAATGACAGGTATTAAAAGTGCCTTTGCTGGTGTTGGTAATACTGCGGATACAACAGCATCTATCCTGTATGGAACAGGGCAAGGTTTGTTGGGTAACGAGTCAGGAACACTACAGACAGATCAAGCCCTACAAGGTAGAATTAAGTCTCGTAATACTTGGGCAAACCCAGATAATCAAGAGATTGGATTAGGTGGTAAACTTGCTGGTGCAGCTGCAACTCTCCCTATGCAAATGGTTTCGTCAGGCCTAGGTTCTGCTGAAACTGGCTATAACCTGTTACAGAATGGTGAATCAGTTGGCACTGCTCTAGGCGGAGCAGCTATAGACGCTGCTGGTAATATAGCTGGTATGGTACTTCCGGGATGGAAGGAAGGATCAGCATTAGTTCGAGGAGCAACAGGTGCTGCTGCAAATGCTGCACAAGATGCTTTAACTAAGACTGCTATAGGAGAACTTAGTTCCACAGATAAAAGTAAAAAGCAATTTTCTCCCTCTTATGAAGACGCATTAGTTGCTGGCCTTATTGGGGGCGGAACGGGAGTTGTACTAGGTAAAAATAAAGTTAAAACAACTAATGAGCCTGATAGGGCTGCTGCTGTTGCAGACTTGGATACACCTAAAGAGACTCCACAAACTCAAGTTGATCCTAACCTAGAGCTGTATAAACAACAGGCCCAAGTTAAGTATTTACAGGCACAAATAGACCGTATTAAGCAGGGCCAAAAACCTATTACTGTAGACTCTGAGGGACGTGCCTCTGTTACTGGAGCTACTGGAGACTTAACTAAAGAAACCCCCATTCAACGTATTGCTAGGGAATTAGATACATCTGAAGGTGGGCCTAATACTGAGGATTTTGGTCCTAAATCTGGTATTCGTGATATGGCTTCCACCCTGTTGTCTCGGGATATGTCTGCTCAAGAATCATTGGATCGCCAACGAGCTAATGAGCAGGGTGGAGATAGGGCTTGGGAAGAGGGTCGTACAGATGAGTCTCTAGCTGCAAAAGAAGCAGCCGATGCTGCTGCTGCTAAAGAGCAGCAAGGAAAGGTGGCATATGAACCTGGCACTCCACTAGAACTTACTTCTAGCAATCCTAGTGGGCGTCTACAGGAAACTACTCCAGAGTCTTTTCCTCAAGAACAAGCCCCTACCTCACTATCTTCCGCTTCTGATAAGATTTCTAAAGGCCAAAGATTCTCTCTCTCCTCAGAAGAACGCATTTCATGGGATAAGGCTCGTATTGCTATTGAGTCTGTCATGGAGGGAGCTAGGCGTCTTACTGATAAAGAAGTTTGGAGTAAGATAAACGATAGGGAGTGGGTACAGTCTTCTATAGACAAGATTAAGCAAAAGAAAGCTATGTTTGATGAAATTGCTTCCAACAGTAAAGATCGTCAAGCAGTAGCTGATGCTAATCGTCGTAGAGAGGTGCTACAAGAGCATCTTGATAATCTACAAGACTCTTTGCAAGTAGGTCGTCCAGACAGATCAACCAAAGTACAAGGTCCAATTACTAAGGCAGCAATTCGTGCAGGGCGAATGAAGGGTGCTGGTGGGGGATTTTTATTTGACTTCGGTAAAAAAAAAGAACGAGACTCATTAGGTAAAATACCTGGTGTTTCTAGTGTATTAAACATTAAAGACCTCCAACGAGATAAACGTACTAATGAAGAGTTTCTTGCCCAAGAAAAGAATACTAAAGATGTAGAGGGTAACTTTGTCCAACGGTTTATTAAACGTAACTCTGGGGGACTATCTGACACAGCTAAATCAATTGCAAAAAATGCAGAAAATATAGCTGGACTAGCTAATGACCAGTTTACTAAAGGCTCTTTTTATCAGGCAATGAAAACAGGAAACTCTCTTGTTAAACGTGTTGGTGAAACAATACGAGATGCCTCTAATAAAAGTCGTGCCAATATTTCTGAGTATGTTCATGGAAAGCTCTACCCAGCAGCAAATGAACTTTCAGTAAAAGAGCGAACTGATATTGTTTCTTTACAGCAAATTGCTGAGACTAAAGGAAAAGTATTATCTGAAGACTATCTTGCTTCTCATGGATTTAATGAAAAGCAAATAGCTTGGTGGAAAGCACATACTGAAGTAATGAAGAAAGTGCTAGATGTTACTAATGAGGCACTAGAAAAGACAGGCCATAAACCCATCTCCCCTCGTGTGTCTTACCTAGCATCTATGGCTGATGGAGATTTCCGTAGAATTATCTATAAAATGGATGGAGACACAAAAACTGTAGTTTCTATACTTGGTGCAGACTCTCGTGGGCACCTAGACACTCTTACAGAAAAGCTTAAAGCCGCCCATCCTGAGTACCATATTGGTGAGGAAAAGTTTTTTGGAGATAGTAAGCGTAGCCGTGATGGGTCTTCTGCCATTATTGAAATGCTTAGTAATGACGATCCTAATATTAAACTACTAGCTGACCATGTTAGTGAAATAATGTCGTCTGATGCTCATAATTATATGAATGCCAAAAGCCACACTATGGCTAAAAAAGGTATTCTTGGTATGCGTGGTAGAAAAGAATTTGAGTCTGCTGAAAATAATGCAAAGGATGCTATGCAAGCTCAAATTGATTATGCAGAAAAGATGTTTAAGTGGGCTGAGATGATGAAGGCAACTGAGTCACTAAAGCCTCTTCTCCATCCTGATAATGGGTTAGATATGCCTAACGCAAAGAAATGGTCTTCTGACTATTTGCAAACTGCTCTTGGTAATAATCCTAGTGAGCTTGGTAGAGCAATTGATGATGTATTTGTTAAAGGTGGGAAAGCTCTCGGTATTGGTCCGTCTGTTGGTCGTGCTGCTTTAATGAATGCTAAGCGAGTCGTTAACGGACTATTGATTGGATTCTTTAAGCCAACTTTCTTGTTTGCTAACTTGATTCAGCCGGGAATTGTTATGCCTGGTATTTCATCTTTCCTTAAGGGGCGCGGCCTAGACAAAGTATGGGATGGGGGTACTGGAGCTAGCTATCTTGCAAAGGGTGCTATGTATGCTTATGCGGCTATAGATGGTAAAAAACTTCCAGACCACATACAAGGAGGCTTAGACTATGCTAAAGACAATCATGTATATAGCTCTGATTTGTTTGATGCTAATAGCAGGATTGGAAAGGGAGTTGCTCATTATTGGGATAAGTTTTCTCAACTAGGAACCAGTCCTATCGAAATGCGGACACGGCAAACACTCTTTCTTGGAGTGACTGAGATGCTACACGAAAATGGGATTAAAAAGTCTGATGGTCTTTATGAGATTGCACATGATTTGACTGAAGCTGGGATGAATAATTATAATAAGTCAGAGGCTGCCCCTATTTATAATAGCCTTGGGGCTATAGGTAAGTCGGCATCCAATCTCTCTTCTTATAAGCATAATGAATATAGTCGTATGGCTATGTACTTTGATGAAATTGCAAGAAACAAATCTTATGCACCACTAGCTGTCGCCTTTCTTACTCAACTTATGTCTGCTGGACTAACTGGTACAATGGGGTATACAGAGGCTAATGAATTGGTGAAACTTATCTCTGAGAAGATGGGGCACCCTACTTCAATTACTAAAGTCTTGTTTGATAATCCAAATGTGTCTAGTTTTGTAACTCATGGTATGTTTGCTAATATTGGATTGGATATGTCCAACCAAATTGGTACTGGCGGAGTTGCTCCACAGAATATGGCAGACGCCCTTATGCCGGGTGCTACCAAGCTAGGTGGAGTGGTTAAGGCAGGATATAATGCTGTAACTAGTCCTAGTGAATACAATACTAAACTACTTGCTAGAGAAGTTTCTCCGGGCCTTATAGGAGGCGTTGAAGACCTGAAGTGGTTTAGTAAACATGGGTCGGATGGTACACTTGCCCTAAATAAGTCTACCGGAAAACCAACTATTACTAGAGACAAGTCTGATATTCTTTGGAAAATTATTGGAGCTACTGGTGTACATGAGGCTAAACAGAAAGAGCTTGATTGGGAGAATACTCGCATAGACAAAGTATATAAAGATATGCAAAATTCTGCTGTAGACTCAGCAGTTAAATCTTTTAATACAACAGGAGTTCTTCCGCCTAATTTTGGTAAGAAGTTTATTGCTGCTCAAGGCAATCCTGACACTCTAGACTCTATTATTCAGAAGATGGCTAAAGAAGGTGGATTAAACCATAAAACAGCACAACTATTTTATGATTCGGCAAACTCTTCTATAACATCTGCACATAAGCTAATGAGACAGGTAGGACAAGAATGAAAATGAGTGATAGAGGACTAGCAGTGCTTCTGCTGAGGGAAGGTAAGCGTAATAAGGCTTATAAGGACACAAAAGGAATTTGGACAATTGGGGTCGGTCATACAGGACCGGAAGTAGTTGCTATGCTCCAGTGGACGGATGCCCAAGTTATATCCGCCTTGCAGTTAGATATTGTCAAATGTGAGGATGCTATCAACCAGAATGTAAGAGTGGGTCTTACCCAGAACCAGTTTGACGCTTTGTGTAGTTTTATATTTAATGTCGGGGTGGGTGCTTTCACAAGAAGCACTCTACTCAAGAAGCTCAACTTAGCTGACATAGCTGGTGCTGCATTAGAGTTTGATAAGTGGCATATTCCACCTGAAATTACTTCTCGCCGTAATAGTGAGAAGGCACAGTTCTTACAACCATAGAACGCAAAAAGCCCCCAAGGAGCAATCCAAGGGGGCTTTCTTTTGTCTACGCGAAACGCAATATCTTCACACCCATACCTGTGTGTAAGTCAACTTTACTTGCTGCCTCTACAGCTTGTTTAGGAGAGGCTCCTACATGCATAGCTCCAAGAGCTACAGCACTTCCACTACCTACAGCAGCGTGTTTAGTTTCCATTAGTATCCATTTATTTGGGTCACTAAACTGGAATATCTTACCACTCTCTGTAAGCACTAGAGCATGTAGGCCCCTTACTCGTGGAGGCTTTTGGAAAAGCTCTGGGTGTTCATAGAAGTCTACAACATCCATGATTTCAGAAGCGTCACCAGAAAACCCCACAATGAATGGCTCAGGGAAATACTCTTTGTCAGGAGAGAACTTAAAGATTTTAGTTTTACACTTCATCTTCTGAGTTCCACTCACTGTCATTTGTAAGTCGCAGGCCATTTCTTCTTTGTTACAAACTACTGTAGTCATTTATATTTAAATTTTATTTTGTAGCTAATTTCTAGTGGATATTCTGAAAAATCAAGGTTATTAAAAGTAAATTCTTTAATTATATTTCTCACTTCATCATATCCAAAACTCTCTAATGTGGATATAGTAAGTGATCTTTCCGGTGTTATGAGTACAATCTCACATACATCTTTAAACACCACAGCTACCACCATGACCTGTTATATCGCAAACATCATGCTCAGTAAAGACAGTACCACGATGCTTCACTGCTTCTTCGTAGGAACACTCTGTAATTGGTTGTCCTCCACGACTACCGTCAGGGTAGCAGGTGAAACCTCGGAGCCGGGGAGCATACGCTGCAAGTGTTTTGGTAAACTCTTCAACACGGCTTTCATTGTTCTCTTTGGTACCCCATGCAGGTAGGTTAATGGTAGAACTAATTGACATGTCAACATAATCTTGAATGTCCGCTTGGAAGGCAATTCGTTGCTCATAGTTGCTACTTAGTTTGTAGGCGGTATCAATTTCGTCAGCTTTGAGGCCATACTCTTTAACCAATCGGTCGGCTGTTGCATCGACGACATACTCGTATTTCCATTTTGTTCCATCAGTAAGATAGCGTCGTTTATAAGCAACTGCAAATAGTGGTTCAATCCCTGTTGTTGTGCTTGCGAGAATTCCAATGGTGCCTGTTGGAGCAATAGCCCGATAAGCGACTGGGCGGCTAATAAAGAATCTATCGCAGTGCTCGTTAGCTGCTCGCTCACTCTCATCTTTGTATACCTGTAGCCATTGACGTAGCTCCTTTGTTACTTCGTAGTTACTACCTCGTTGGAGCAGCCACTCATGGATGCCCATAAGACCCAATCCGAGTCGTCGATTTTTTTCTCGCACCTTGTATACTTTATCATAGGGGAGATCAGCACGGAGAGTACCACATACAAGAAACTTACTAGCAAGGCTAACCACAGACTTGAATTCATCCAAGCTAGAAATATTACCAAGGTTGATGGAACCAAGATTGCAGACATCAGAGTCGTCCTCGCTTGTGACCTCAGTACATGCATTGCGAAGGGTTTCATTTTCTTTCTCAAAGAAGTTAAAGCTAAAGCCAGGCTCACCAGTTTCCATTGCTTGACGAACGTTTTGTTTAAACACCTCATTCTCATGCAAACTGTTTTCCAGTACAATACCCTTTACGTTAGTGTATCCACCCAAACTCTCAGTATCATAATTGACACTAATGTTTGTCATATCAAGTGGGGCTGCTGCATTAAAGTTGGCCTCTTTGGCTAGTTTAGTTGCTCCATCCCAATTTTTAATTCCCAAGAATTTAGGAATGTCTTCATGCTTCCAGTTAAGCGACGCATAGATTGCAGATCGCCTGCTTCCGCCTTGCATGACATTTCTTCCAATCTCGTTAATCGCTGACATGAGAGGGATAGGACCGCTCGCAGTTCCACCAGTTCTCGTAAGAGCTTTGCCCTCTGGCCGCAGTTTGCTATAGTCAATGCCAATACCACCCCCAGTCATTAGGCAGGACATAGCCCGCCATGTTACGTTGCTCCATTCTTCTCGGGTGTCTTCTTCAGCCCGTAATAGGTAGCAATTGTTATAGGCTTTGTAAGGACGCCCGGCGTAATAAAGATAGCGTCCTCCAGGGAGGAATCGCATGTGCTTAATATGTCCGATAAGCTCGGTGCGCTCAGAGTCAGACATAAGAGAGGTCCCATTACGGGGTCCACAAACGTCTTCAACGACACGTTCAGAGAGGTTGTCCCATGTATCATTTGGTCCTTGTGCATATTTTTGACGGAAAATGTTTTCTGCAAATTGTGTTTTAAATCGACTCATCGTTCTTTTTGTGCCCTAATGCGGGTTAGTTTTTCTAGTTGTTTTTCTAGTGCATCAAGCACTTGGTCTATAGTTCCAGAGGCTTGGACATGGTAGAACCCATGTTCATCTACTGTAAGGTAGTTGGGCCTAGCTCCTACAATTTCAGCAGCATTAATTAGTTCATCCATGTCTTCATCCATCTGTGCTTTATAATTAGCAAGCATATCACGAAAGCGAATTAGTGGGAGCATCACCCTCTCCATGGTCATCATCTTCCTCTTTATGACGAAGGAAATCTTGTAGGCTCCTCTTAGCCTCTTGTTCTTGTTGCTCACGACGAAGGAATCGGATACGCTCTTCATCCTTCTCTTTATCAAAGTGAGTACGTGCTGGTTTAATTGTCACAAATATACTTAATCAGTTTACTTTGGTTTTCTGAGATACGATCTAGGAAAGCATCAATCAAATCCTGCGTAGAAATATCTAGCAGCTCTAGCAAGGCTACTTCGTCTACCTGCTGTAGTTCTTCGATTAGTTCTAGTTTATTCAACGATCATAGAACGTGTTTGACACAACATAATAATGTGCTTCATCGCCCCCTCCACTGTCAATCCAAGCCTGCTCATACTCACCACACAAGTCCTCTGCACCTACTAGGCTACCAGCAAAGCAACAGACAACATCTTGTCCCTTGTCTCCATCCTTACGCATCACTGCATAGATGGTATCTTTATTTTTAATCTTCATCGAGCATCTCCAGAGCCAGAAAGAACCCCACGATTGCTGCGGTCACTAAGCTTGACAAGATTAATTTCTGCCACATCAGTAAGGGAATATCCCAACTCATTAGCAGAAGCAGTGAGATACCAAAGCACATCACCAAGTTCTTTAATAGCCAAGCGTTTATCCAGCACTCCATCACGAATATGCTTTTTAATTTTCTCAGAGTATTCACCAGCTTCTCCCACAAGGCCTAGGGCTGTATAAGCCATTGCCAATGTACCACCTGTACCTGCTTCAGGATAGATGGCAAACTTCTTAATTTCTTGTTCGTATTCGTTAAATTTCACTTAAGAATTCCTTGATGTACTTCAATTGTCTTTTGCAGAAAGTGAATTGCCTTACGCAAGTCCTCAATTCCATTCTTGTCTCGCCATCGGGCAATGTACTTAAGGGCAGTACCATCTAGATAGCCTAAGTTCCATGCAGTAATAACGTTCCATGGTTCAGGGTCCAGCTTTTTATAGTGGCTGCCACCATGCTGTGTATCATCTGCTTTAGGCTGTGGAAAGTGAGCATTATGATAGTCTTGTATATCTTTTTCGTTAAGCATATTTCTTCTTTAACCAGTCTAGTTTAATGTTCATAAGATCGAATGCTCCATTGTCAACATCATGCAGCATAAGGCATCCACGCCAATGTTTGTTTCCTTGCGGACCTAGATAGTCTTCATCATGCTCATAGAAGCTCCCTGCAATTACAGAAGTTAGGAGAGTTCCGTCTGCTTTAGTGCTAGTAGCAATCTGTAATGACTGCTGGTGTCCTGCAATACAACTCATGTTTGTCTTTCTCAATTGAGCTTGTGCACTACTAGCTGGACGACCAGCAACACCGGTGACAAAGTAATGACTGTACGCAATGCCGTCCACAATAACCACGTCAAGGAAAGGATGGACTTCCCAACCAGCTTCTTTGTATTGAAGGTCATCTACTGAGAGTACGCCATCCAACTTCGGGTCATCATTGACTGCGCGGTTAATGCGATTCTCGTGATTGCCAAGACACATAACCATTCGAGGGCGGTACTGTTTTTCTTTATTCTTTTTAGCACGCTCATTAAATATTTTAATTGACTCTAATAGTGCCGACATTGCCTCTTTAGTGGCACGGATGTCTGTTGCGTATCGTCGTCCTTCAAAGGAGCGCTTGCCAATATCATAACTACTAAGACTAGGAAGGTCAGCAAAATCCCCAATGCATACCACCACATCTGGTTGTTTGCGAACCAAGTAGTTACCAGTGGCATGAAGAAAAGTAGTGTCATCACCAGCCCTAACTTGACAGTCTGGGAGCACAAATGTGTTTTAGCCATGTCATTGTGCCATCTTAGGGGTTGCAGCTACAATACCAAGTTCTTCATCATCCTTACCTGTAAACAATGGCATAGCCCCATTAGCCAACAGGTAATTGATTCCAACGTTTAGAACAAAGGATACTTCTGTTTTATTAAGTTTGCCGTGGAAGGCAATGTTTCCATCCGAGTCCTTGGACTCAACTTCAATTAGCATTTATTTCTTTTTCTTTTCTAGTTGTGTTTTTTCTTTGTGGCAAGGCTTGCATAGGACTTGAAGATTCTCCCGTTCACAGAATAATCCATTGATCCAGTCATCCCAACTTTTGTCATATCCAATCGGGGTGATGTGGTCAACTTGTACATCTTTCGCGGGGAACTCTTTTCCACATCCATTGCATCTATAATGTTGGGCCAGTCTGCCGGATTTAGCATTGATAGCTTTTTCGGTTTTGGCTTCATTAAGCACTTGATACTTAGGAGGCCAACGGCGGCTACCAGAACGCAGAATGCTGGTAACAAAAGAGTTAAACCTAGCAGGGGTCCAAATTCCATCATTGTATTTCTCCCTCAAATGGCATCCTCCATATCTCTCCTGGATTGCGCTGTAGCCAAAGGACTTGTCCATTCATAAGCATAGCCTCATCAAGGCCATAGGCAGCCCGTACAGCGTCAAACATTTCTTCCTCAGTGTCTAGCCCTGCCAGCAGCTTATTAGCTGTTACAGGCCCCATACCATCTACACCTTTAATGTTATCCGAACTATCTCCAACAATCATTTGATAATAGAATTTACGAAGTCCTTCGATAGGAGATATTTCCTGTAGCTTTGCTTCTTTAAACCATCGTTTATTAAGTGGCCCACCTTCAATAGCCCATGAATAATGCCGACCGGGAACCTGCAACATATCTTTGTCAAGAGAACATATAATGGTGTCTCGTTGTGAAGATTGGGCAATAGCCATGAGGTCATCAGCTTCGCAGTTGTCAGATGTTACAGCATCATATACATCTCGAAGATAGTCTTTACAAACATTCAAATACTTAGGCCGATATTTATCTACCCGTGTGGCCTTATATTCAGGGTAGACTTGATAACGAAAGTTGGTTGGTCCCGTTAGGAACATTGCGAATTCATCTGACTTTGTTTCTGTCAGGCAAGTGTCAAGCAACGTTTCCATACGGGCACAAGCAATATGTTCGCTATCATTTTCGGCACTTGCTGCACACCTAAATGCAAACAAGTCACCATCAATGAGTAGCTTAGTCAATTACAGTTCGTCAGATTTAAGAGAGTCCATAGAAGTGTCTGTGTCAAATACATAGTCTACAAAGAACTGTGCTGTGGCAACCACTTCTTCTTTCGTAATCTTTTCTTTATTAGCGGATGCAAGGGAGAGAGCAGCCGAGATAGAAGACTGTTTGACAATGTAAACTTGTTTCTGGGCACGCTCTGTGGGTGTCTCGTAATTTGAGCCAGTGACTCGTGTGGGTGTGGGTGCAGCCGAGCTAGGAGTCGGAGCGCCTTGAGGCGTCGGTACTGACGCTGGCGAACCAATGTCATCCAAAGAGGCCCACTCGTTGTATCCTGCTGCATTCTTGGTGATGGTGATTTCAACTTCCTGACCAACCTTTTCCTGCACAGCTTTAAAAATAGCTGGATTAGTAAAGCTCATAATGTTTTGCGTCCGTGCCTCACCATTGTAGGTGTAGGTTACAGCAGCTTTAGAATAACGGCTCTTGCCTTTGACGATGTTCTCGACAGTAACATCCAAAATCTTAATTTTCAATTTATTTTCCTATTAAATTATTTAACTTAGAGAATTATTTGTCTCTATATAATATTATAACATATCCCAGAGGATTATGTCAACACTAAATCTTTCATCTCTTTTTTATTTGGACCATATTGTACTTCACTTGTAAGAGGGAGGCTAAAGTCATATCCAAACACTCTTTTACACAGAGCTGGAACAGCCTCTATCGAGTCATAAAGAATCCTGCCAACATCCCGAACAGCATGGCTGGGACAGTCCGCGACAATGGAATCATGTATCGTAGATATGAGTTTATACTCAAGTCCAGAAGCTCTAAGTCGTTTCCTAGCTTCGAGTCGTGCAAGCATAACCAAGTCGGCTCCAAACCCTTGGACAGGATAATTCTTAATGACTGTGATGGGCCAGTCCATACCTCCGTTCCATTTATTAACCATTGGCGAAATCGGGAAGTGTCGTCCACTGGGAATGACAAGACGACCTTCTCGTTGGGCAGTCTGAATAAGTTGCTCATGCCAAACCTTTACTCCTTTATATTTGTCATAGAAAGCTTCAATTGCTTTCTCCCAATACTTAACTGATGTAGATGTTGCAGTGAAGTCTGAGTCGTTGGCAAATGAATATGCCCCACCACCATAAAGAATACGGAAGACCAACACCTTAGCTACCAACCTACTAGGCAAACCAAATGCCTTTTGATTATTAGCATGTAGGTCTTGCTTCTCTCTAATTTCCTGCATCATTACTTTGTCCTGAGACAACTCAGCAGCCACAACGTTTTCAAGGCTCTTTACATCTACATTAACCAGTGGCATTTCGTTCCTGTAAATGAAGTTTTGTATGGTCTGATAAAGTCATCAACTGAAGATTACCAATTAAATTATTTAATGGATTATGATCTTTATGATGTACACAATATCCTGTAGGAATTTCTGTGATTCCTAGAGACTCACATATAACCAAGTGGTGCACAAACACATGGATACTTTTCTTTCGTCCTGTATACCAACTAGGCTTTATCTTCATTAGGTAACCTTTGTTATCTGAAATTTCTCCCAAGTATCTTGGATGATTCTCAAGAAAGTTTCCTAGCATAGGATTCTTTTCACCTAGTTTGCTATTTCTATAGCAAAGGGATTTTCTATTAGCTCTATACTCTACAGAATAATTAGCCTTAATATATTTATATACATGATAAAAAGGAATATTACATTCTTTCGCAATCTGCGCAATGGTTAATTCTGTTGTTTCATATAGCTGTTTGACATCTTCCATATTATACTCCTAAGTTGATATGGCTATTCATAAGCACTTATCAAAAGTTCATCTACATCTTTTGAAAAGTTTTGTGCGTTAGGGCGGCTGCTCGATAGTCGTCCAGTTCTTGCTACGCACTGGTTATAAGTTGGGTGAAGCACATCACCCCATTCCATTTCTTCTAATAGAGTAGGTAGGGCAGAATAGTAGGTGTCAAGTAGCTTGGCAAGCTCTGCCCGTTCAAGGAGGAGTTGTACCAACTTGCGCTGGTACTGTCCTTTGCACTTGAGTTGTTTGAGGGTGTCTTCGTTTGTAACATAAATTGTTATTTCTTCACCAGATGTAAGTTTTTTCTTGAGTTTCGTTTCACTTTTAGGGAGTGGAGTAAATAGGCTTGGACAGTCAAAGACAATAAGCGTATGTACGGACTTTTCATAAGCATCGCCTTTCTTTGCCCCAGTTGCCTTCGAGTTTCCTTTATAGTAGGCAGTCTCTTGTGTGACATAATCTATTTCAAACTTCCCACCATAGAGTAGACAAGACAGATGCTGCCCACTATCAAGATTAATATCGGGAGTAGGGGAATAAGCAAGTAGCTCTTTTGTGAGTGCTTCGAGGCGCTCTTTGGTTTCCTCGGCTTTAGTAGTGCAGAGCTTAGTGTCAAATTTAACTCCATTCTGTTCCATCTCAGCAAGGACGAGTAGATCGAGTCCTGCCACCATTAAAAGTTTTAACTGTGCCTCTGTCATCACAGCTTTCTGAGCAAGATAGAGTTTATACGTTAGGTCTACATCTAAGTTGTTGTAGAACTCTAGTTCCTCTTTAGGAATAAACTCTGTACAAATGCCCATCTTCCAATACTCAGCAATCTTGTCATCCTTAGTTCCTAGATTGTACTTGGCGCAACACTCGTCTAGTGACGGGTAGCTTCCTTTCTGTCCTGTTAGGATGAACTCTGCAAGCTGGCAATCCCAAACCCTAATGCGGTCTGGTGGATATATGCCATGTCGTGCTGCCCAAGATAGATCGAATTTCAAATTAAAACCTACAAGCAACTTAGCCTGCTGCATGTATGCTCGCAGTTCAGTCAAGAAGTCAATGCTTGTATGGTAGTTGAAAGACACGTCTTTGTCATCGGGTTTAATAGAGTAGGAAATCAACTTGCCACTCGCCGTGAACGGATTTCCTTTTGCTACAATTTTAGTCTCTACATCAAATGTTACTGTGGTCATTCATACTTTATTAAATCCTTGTATCGGCCAATCTCAGGCTCGATTAACACTTCTAATCGAGCATGTCGCAGGCGGGGAATAGTGTCCGTGTCTCCAAGGAGTTTGTTCTTGCTAATATTCAAATAGCGAATAAACTGCATCCCTTCTTGATGGACAGTACCTATGCCTAAAATCCAATCTGCTTCTGCCTGCTTGCTAGTCTTTGCACTAGAGACATTATCCATGGTGAGCCACTTCTGACCTTCACCCGAACCATCCGCTTGACAAACACCAATAACAGGGCAGTATTGTTTAGCCAACTCTCGTGCCCATATGTAGATGGCTCCGAGTCGTAGGTCTTCACGGTCTGCTGCAAACCCTTTAACCTTATCAATCTGATCTATTACAATCAAACTTGGATTAAATCTTTTAACTACTCGCTCTACATATCCTTTGTCAATAGCAGCATTATCTACTAGGAGGAATCTTCCTTTTGTCTGCTCTATAAACTCTTGCTCATACTTCTTTGGGTTGGCTCTAACTTGCTCAAGACGTAAACCAAAGTATCCTTGGTACATACGCAGCATAACCTCAGCACCAACTTGTTCGTTATTAAACCAGATGACCGACCCATCTTCATCCCGTAGGTGCTGCATCATATAACTAACTTCGGAGATTAGGAAGGTAGTTTTTCCGGCCTCTGGTCTTGCAAAGATAAATCCGAAGTTGCCCTTGCGGAGACTTCCAAGAGATTTGTTAAGCGCATCCAAGCGCCATCGTAGTCCAGGTTTTTGGAATATGTCTTCGATGATTGATGATAGTGAAGTAGTGACGAATTCAAATTCTTCTGCCGTTTCTGTGCTCTCTGTGCGAGTATCATCAAGGACTGATTTGAGTTGTTCACGAGTTAGGTTTCCATTTGAGTATTTAAAGTAGGCCTCAGACAGGATTAGAGCCTGTCTACGCTGTTTAATTTGCTTGAGTAAGGCTACCCCCATACCAGCATCTATTTTCGTGTCCTGGAGCGTTTTAAACAAGGAGAGATAAATCTCTTTGTCTAGGTCTGGGAATCTGCTAAAGAAGAATGCTTGGAAACTTTCAAGGGATAAGTCAGTCTCAATAAGAGAATGACATTCTTTCAAAGCAGTGTATAGGTGAGACAGTTCTTTGTAGTTGTCTCGCAAGTATCCTTGGTCTAGGTATTGGTAGTAGTTGTTAAATGATTCCTTACTCAGTAGTAGTACAAGTAAGTCTCTCTCTGGTAAGTAGATAATTTCTCTCCAATTAAAAAGTTTAATTCCTATACAAATAAATTACAACAAAGTAATTTATTTGTTATATAAGAGAATAATATCTTTGTTGATATTATTCTCTATATATATATATATATATTTATTTAATATATATATTATATAATATATATTCTAGTTTAACATAAATTCTGTTACTTGTCAATAGAGCAGGAGAGAGAGAGATCGTCAAAACCTACAGAATTCTCCCATTCATCCATTATTTGTAGGTAACCTATCTTAATTAGGTCATTACTTTCACTAACTGGCAATGTGTCCCATTCCTCTTTTGTGTAAGTTTTTGTAAACGTCCATGTTACTTCTACCATGATGCTCCTTCTGGATATATAAAAGGCTTGTTACAGACAGGGCAACTACTCTCTTTTGTAAGGTAATGTGACTGGCATCCACCACACTCGATCATGCAGTCTTCACCTACATCACCTACAAAAAGATCAGGGCCTACTTCTTCTTTAGCACAGCGCTTGTAATCGTCAATCATATAGCTAAGTGGCTTGTCTTGATTGGTTGGATGGGCCACGCCGGGTGGATTTTCCACATTATGTTGTGCAGGAATTCGTATCATGTCAATATTTCCTTAATTTCTATGGAGGAGTAGCCCTTGGGGTCCAGTCTAGTTGTTATATGCCTCACAGAGGCCCCTACAAGGCTCTGTAGGCGTCCGATCTTACGAGCTAGTAGCGAGTACTGGTCAGCATCCAACCAGAGGCTTACAGGGCGTTTTAGAGCTTGTAGCTTTTTAATGTGTATATCTCCTATACTGGTACCAAACAAAGGAATCGCAGTGAATCCTGCTAGTCCAATTTTGTGGGCGGATATAAGGTCTTCAACGAGAACAACTTGTCCAGATATTTTGTCGTTGATGACTTCAACGTAAGAAGATTTATCTCCATAGACCTTCCATTTACTTGTTCCCACAGACTTATCGAGACTCCTGCCGATGGAGAACATTGTGGGATTGCCGACAGTGAATACAAGTCGCTTGTCTTTCTCAGAATAGCCGCAATAGGTTTGCCAGTAGGAATAGGGGATGGAATACTGGAGGAGCCATTGCCAATATTCTGCTGGAATATCTCTTGAGAAATCACGAGGGAGCACAGCTTTTTCTTTATCATTTACATTCTCCTCATTTAAAAGTTTTAATTGTCGGTAAGTTGCTCCAACTCTGTAACCACACGAGAAGCAATAGCAAGCGCCATCAGCCCACACGCCAAGATTATTCCCCCTGCGATCAGAGCCGTTAGCAGCACATCTAGGACACTGCTCATGATGTAAGAATTTGGACATTATTCATTATCATCTCCATAAAGATTGTTATCGTCTGCAAACGTGTCGTCAAATTCAATCTCCTCGTCTGGAACATCTCCTTCGTTAAAGTCAGTGCGATCAATTACCTCTAGTTGATCTGAGACAGATGCAACACATGCATTACACATATCTAGATACTCTCCAGTAGTTTTACTCTTACGAGTAGACTCAAAATCATTCAGCAAACGCTGGCAGCAATAGCAACGCATTATCGAATTCCCTTCACAATGTGGTCAAAGGAGATACAATCGGAGTAGTCCTCAAGAGTTTGTCCCTGCATTCCGGGGCAGGCATTAACTTCGAGACAGACAAGTTTTTCTTTCTTCACGTTGTGGGCAATGTCCACGGCACCAAGACGATAACCAAGAGCATTCGTTGCCTTTGTCGCCAAGTCACGCAAGCCAGCGGGTTCCACAATACCTTCACGGCAAAAGACATAACCATTAGCAAGATTACGAATCTTAGTATTACGTTCATCTTCAAATCCTTTCCGTTTCTTTTTCATTTGGACTCCGATGACTTCTCCATCGAGGACATGCACTCGGTACTCTGCCTTCTTTGGGACGTACTTGGTATAAAGAGGGGCGCGGACCAACTGCTCCACACTATCTGCGACAACAATTCCTTTGCCTTCCGACGAACGTAGCAATGTACGACATACGACAGTAGAATTATCAGCAGTAATCCAACCAGCAGCCACATCACGATTGGTAGTGTATTCAGGGCATGTAACATTGTGTTGAGTAAAAAGATTTAATTGCGTAAGTTTGTCTGTGCCACCTTGCAACTGAAAGGATGACCGACCACGGACACGTTGAGGGGCAACACGATACACCTTATAGCCCAGCTTGTGGGAGAGTGCAATAGCAAGTTCTTTAGCAGAACGAGAACCCATGTTATGGGGAACGAGAACGAGTTTAGCCATTAGAGTAGAGCCTCAAGTTTTTTATCCAAAGCGGATAGGGGGGAACGATATAGGTCACAGTTGAGCATAGCAAAACCCTGACCGTGTGCAGCGTCATTGTAAGCACGCCATTGACGACTGATGACATGGAACTCAATTTCCTGACCATTGAGACACCAGTCTAGAATATCCATTTCACTTGTCGAAGGAGGAAGAAAGCACTTGACCATATAGTTGGGGTCTTTGTGCAGCTTGGCATAGATGAAGTAGCCATAAGTACCATCGCTAGGCTTGACAGTATCAGAGTCAATACAAGTAGCCAACACCCAATCATTATCTGAGGCAACCTTTTCAGAGTTTTCTGCAAATGTAATCGAGGGAATGTCAAACTTATATTGAGCAGCCAAACGATTCTCATTGGAGATAGTGCGGCCAGTCATCTTAGCACGTTCAATGCGAGTGTTCTGTTCCATAGAGTCAGCCAGCTTACGCTGCATACCTGACATATGTTGTGGAATCTCACACACAGGCTTACCACCAAATACTACGCCGTCATCATCCTCTGCTTCCCATTGAGCGTCCATGTAACGACCTCCTGAGTAGCTGTAGCCATTAGCATATGGATGATTGGGGTATGTTGTATGTTGTGTAACAACAGCAGGCTTAGGAGCCTCCAACTCAATATCTTTATGATCTAGCTTCCAAGAGTTGTTGGTGAAGTCATAAGTAACAAGAGTACCAGCATTAAGCATCTCCACCTTAGACTGTGCTTTGAATGAGTGTCGTGCAAGAATCCACTCAATCATGTTAGCCTCAGATGCCCAAATCCATCCATTAGTTGTCTCTACATAATGAAGGGGACGCTGGTTGTTACGGACAAAGTTGAGTGTGTTGTTCTTGAAGTCATGCCAAATGAGGGCATATGCTCCGTTAACTTGCTGCAATGCTTTCTCAACATCATCATCACACTCATGGATTTTATGGGCAATGGCATTGCTATCCACATCAACCTTAGCATCTGTGAGCTTAGACCAATCGCCCCATAGTGTACCATTATGGCACAAGGTGATGCGATCATCTACCACAAAAGGATGTGCATTAGCATCAGTGATGGCCCCTTTGGTAGCTGCACGATTATGGCCCACCATAGCCCGTCCTGTTTGGAAAGCCTTCTTGCATAGGTCTTTATATGCCTCCTCTTGGCGATAGTCATAAGAAGCTGTAGCTTCCTTAGCCAAGTCCATACTACCATCTTTGTCCACGACAAACACACCAGTAGAGTCCATGCCGCGCAAGGCGTCAATAAACAGGAGATTATCAAAGGCATCTACTTGTTCCTTAGTAAAGCCATGGCTATTCTTTGTAACAATTGCGACAAGTCCACACATATTAAAACTCTCCTTCTACATTAACACGAACTTCATTAGGGGCCACACCCCACAAGTTTCCAGCAGCAGCCACAGGCTGGGCTTGCATAGCTCCATTACGAAGCATTTCTGCTACTTCTTGACGTTGACGCATAGCATTTAATTCTGCATCAATCCGTTGAGCAGCAGCATTAATTTCAGGACGACGTACCCGGATAGCAGGCTCTGCAAAGGCAACATTCAACCAATCAGGTACTGCTGCCGTAGCTGCTGCAACTTTAGCTGAGGGCTTAGTACGTTTGGACTCCATACTCACCAAGCTATATTTAGCAAAGATAACCCCTTGCTCCAGCTTCTCACGATAGACTTCGTTGTAAGGAAGCAAGCCTGAGACAATCTTATTAAAGAATGCCTCATAGTGGGAGTTGGAATTAAGTTCCTTCAACTCGCTGATTAAAACTTTTAACTCATAAGCCTTAGCCCACTTAAACAAAGAGCCAATCAAGTTAATCCACACACCTAGCTTCTTCATATCTGCTGTACCGTGCATCTGGCGGAACTCTACTGTACCCTGCTTGGCAAGAGGCAGCATGTTCAATGCAGTATACTTGTTCCAACGCTTGAGCACAGTGTTAGGGTCGCCAAGAAACTTGTTCACCAAGTCAAGGTGGGCACGACACTGGTTCCAAGGGATGCAGTAGATGTTACTATCACGATGACCACCAACAAACTCGAACATAATATCTTCCATCACAGTGTATAGCAAAGCAAGGGAAGAGATTTGCTCCATCTGCATATCTGTACAATTTACGTGTACATGAACAGAGCAGCGGTCTGTGTAGTTGGCATCAGTAAACTTGTTTATTGCAAGGAAGTCTGTAAGAGCAGACAGGCAATGTTCAGTACGCATAGGGAGACTGATATACTCATATGCCACTCCACGCAAACTACCATCATTCTCTACAACAAAGTTGTAAGGTTTTGCCATCTTGCTTGCAGCATCGGCACTGGTGTTGACATTTTCAGTTTCAAGCTCCAAACCAATAACCAAATCAGGAGAGACACATCCTTCGGTAACTTTAATGTACTTCTTTACATTAGGCTTACCAACACCCCATACATCTACTGGATTCATATCTACTCCTTATTTCAAAATCATGTTCAACTTAGCACGACGGAAAGCATCCGTGATTTCCTGTCCCCACAACTCTTGACTATCAAGGGAGATTGTGAACAATCCCTTATCAAATTGACACTGCCCAATGGTTTGATTAAAACATTTAATTGAACCAAGTGCAAAAGACACAGCAAACGAAGGACTAATAGCCACCCCACGCCCAGAGGAATCAGACACAATTGCAGCAGCCATAGCTCTCTGAGCATCTGTCTTATCCTCAAACAATTTAGTGAGTGTCTCAAACCCCACTTCTCGTAGATTGTTTCGCATATCAGTAATCTGAGTATTGCGGTCACAAATACCACGCAGATATTGTCGAGCAGGAACACGAGTCACCAAGAGTGGAACACCCTCTTTAGTATTAAAGTAGGCGGACTTTGGAGGAAGGAACTCAAAGCCAGTATCATTATCTTCGCTATCAGGATGAAGAAGATACTTCAAACCATCACGATCTGAGAATTCCACAAAAGATGACCGACCGTCAGCTTGAATTTTGTCCAAGCGTGTCAGGGTACGTTTACCTTTGTGGGTAAAGTATCCATAAGTACCTTGGTAGCGTTGGCGAAAATCATTCGCTTCTACAGACATAAATTTTTCAAACATTAGTATTCCCCATAACCTTGGTTACTTCTACTTGTCGCCATTGCTTGATATACTGCTCGATTGCTTCCTCCACATGCCAGTAATGGATGGTTGTTTCACAAACATAGAAGCTGGACTGCTCTGCAAATTTTTGAATAAGCTCCATAAGTCTCTCTTTAGACATATACAACATCCAAGTTAAACTTTTTAATTAGCTTCTCTGCAATTGCAACGTCGTTTGTGTTGATGGCTTTAATAATGTCGGCTTCGTCCTCTTGGCTAATAACCAGCCGCGATTCCGCAGCAGCAACGGCACGACTTGTATTGTCCCATACCCATTCAATCAAACGATTGTTGAAAATCCAGAAGTTACTGAGAGTACGATACTCAGCACCATAAGATTTATCCCGGAAAGCTCCTGCCTTCCCATACAACTCCTTACGCAGCAAACCCTTGTCCATCAGCACAGCAGGCACAGCAAGGTGCAAGTCCATGTGACGAATCAATTCTACTTCTTCAATTGACCCTTTCTCGAATCCAATATGAACATGCCCACCGCATGATCGCAGAGCCTTATCTGCTGCCGCAGGTTTTGGATTAACCTCTTTCGTCCAAGCGTTGAAGTCAGGGTCACATCCGAAGATATGAGCCTCAGGAGTTGAGAGTTCTGCCTCTGGGAACGATGCAGCAGAGATTTCAGATATTGTAAATCCGTATTCACCTTGAACCATTTCAGTTAAAAAGTTTAATGTACCACGAATGCTATCCACGAATTGTGACCGACCTTCTGCTGGAGGAATGTTAAACTCTAAGGCCACATTATCCTCTTGAACAGCATAACCCTCACCCAAGGGAAGGGGGCGAGGAAGTTCCTTGCTTCCACCAATCAATCCAATGGACGATTTGAGTTGTCCATTCACATCCATGAGGAAAGCCTCCGGGTCACAGCCAAGCATAATTTTCATACATCACTCCATTCAATTGTTTCATCAAACATATCACGCCATACATGCATCTTGGAACACATCGCCACGAACAAAAGGTTGCGTCCGTTATGAAGATGATTTCCGTTAGTTACGGGACGTTCCATACGGTAAGTTACAAACTCTTCCAGTTTGTATTTCTTAATCCACTTATCAAACGCCTCCACCTGTGTATTGGTGATGATGAATAGAAAACTATCCTCCTCACTCTCCTTAATGTAGTCTGCTACTATCTCAAGGCTATTAAGCACCTTACCCATCCAAGGACGCACATCCCGAATATATTTATACTCTGAGTTCCTATCATACATACTGTTAGAATAGTATGTGGGTACAGTGTACCGCTCTTGCAATGCCTGAAAAGTAATTGAGTATATCATACATCATCCCATTGAACAAGTACATTACCTGACACATCAGGAATAAGTAGACTCTCCTTACCTCTTTCTTTAAGAGCCTCTGGAATGCCCACTCCCCTCTGCCACCAAATACGTTTATCGTACTCCTTAACCCACTCCTGTTCCTTGCTCTCCTCTGAGATATAAATAGACCCACAGCATCCAGCAAAGCCAGCCTGTAGGGAGCGTAGTCCATTAGCTGGACCTCCCTCAAGCATTGGTTGTACTCCTATGGTGGGGAGAATCTTACGCTTGTCCTCGAATGTTAGTTGCTGTGACATAACCACTCTCCTTTATTTCAGATTTAGAAAGAACAAAAATATACAGACGACGACCACTATCAGGATGACTCCCATTTGTTATTGGCTCGGGAGTTACATACTGAATTAAATCTTTTAACTTATATTCCTCAACCCAGAGTCTAAAGTTGCTAATTTGTGTAGTGGTCAAGATGAACACAAAACTAGCTTCTTCAGGTGCCGACTTAATCAACTCAGCTACTTGCTTAGGTCTTTCCTTAGCATAGGCCCCAAGAAAGGTGGCAGCATAGACAGTATAAATCATGTGTTCTCCCATGTTAACATGAAATCTTTCCTACTCCCTTTAAGTCGCAGGAACATACGGCCAGTTTGCAACTCAGGCAATTCATCAGGCTTAAGGAAACCAGTCACAATGATTTGCTTTGTGTTCCAGTCTGCTACTTGCTTCTCTGGAACAATCTTTGGTGCATAAATAGAATTGAATGTTCGATAGCCTACAAAACTACTCCCACAGCATTCACAAATACGGGCTGTCTGTACCATAGTGCTGCCATATCCAGCATTAATAACCCTAATATCCTCATTGGCATGAGAAACTACAATTCCAATTAAATTATCTAACTGTTCCTTAAACAGCAGATGTGATTTGCTCTCGGGCATAATACTGCTCCATGATGTATTTGGTTGCTTCACAATCTTCCGACATTCCTTCGGGGTGCCATTGAATGGCATATCCTTTGACTTTCGGGAAGTACACCATTTCTGGTTCTTTAAACCCTGATGGTACCACATATTTTACATCATCCTTATAAATGTAATGCCGACTACGGGGAACATCAACCCATGCAAGAAGCTCATGTTCTGTATTTTCCAAGCCAGCCATCATCTGATGGTGGATAGAATTTACAGCAAATGACCGACCCTCTTTTGTTGTCACCTGATGCCCACGTCCAGCATGGTCAGTAGTATCCTGAATCAAGAAGCCACCAGCCAAGGCACAAAGCATCTGTGCACCACGACACACACCAATAATAGGAATGCCTAGCTGCACAGCCTTCTTCATAGCAGCCCACTCAATATCATCACGTTGCTTGTAGCAATGCGTAGTAAGGGATTGCTTATGACCATACAAAGCAGGGCTAATATCAGCGCCGCCCCATACAACCATCACTGCATCTTTCTCCACGATTTGATCGACGTTACGCACAGTAATAATCTGTTGAGCCAAGTCAGTGAATGGATAGCAATCGCCACCAAACATAATAGTATAAAGAATCTTTTTCATTCAGGTAGTACCCCATCTTTGGTTAGTTGTTTCTTGCGTAGCTCACCCGGAACACGCACAGAAACTTGGTTCA